GTACACGGCTCCTGCTCGATGGAGACGAAAATGTGAAATTCGAGTTGAACGTATGAGCAAGCTGTATCTTTCCGCACCGCTGCCATTCGTAGGCCAGAAACGAATGTTCGCAAAGGAGTTTATAAAGATTCTCCAGCAGTTCCCCGATGGCACTACGTTCGTCGACCTCTTCGGAGGATCAGGGCTGCTCTCTCATATTACAAAGCACTTCAAACCCCATTCTAAAGTCGTTTATAATGACTTCGACAATTATCGTAGGCGCATTGACAATATTCCGCGCACCAACCACCTTATTTCCGACATCAGGAAAATAGTGGGCAACGATGTGCCTAGGCATAAGATAATCCCTGGCCAACTGCGTGAGAGAATATTCAGGCGTATAGAGGAGGAATTGGGCGGTGGCTTTGTTGACTTCATCACGCTGTCTTCGTCTCTCATGTTTTCCATGAAATATAAGACGGATATTGATGGAATGAGAAAAGAATCCCTTTATAACAATATCCGAAAGAGCGACTACCCAGTGTGCGACGACTATCTCTGCGGTCTTGAAATCTCTTCCTGTGATTACAAGGAACTCGTCCGTCAATACGAAGATTGTCCTGGAGTGGTTTTTCTCGTCGACCCGCCCTACCTCTCCACCGATGTCTCCACTTACAACATGTATTGGGGCTTGGCCGACTATCTCGACGTCATCAAGGTGCTGGAAGGGCATTCTTTCGTTTATTTCACCTCCAACAAATCGTCTATCCTTGAACTGTGTGAGTGGATGGGGCGCAACCCTGGCTTGGGCAATCCATTCAAGGGTGCGGAACTTAGGGTATTCAACCAGCACATGAACTACTCATCGTCCTACATCGACATGATGCTTTTCCGCAAGGAGAGTCTTTGAAAGAACTTGCTTTCCCAGCCCGCGGCATCTAAGCAAAGCCCCGGCGGCACGTTTGTCCGTCGGGGCTTCCTCGTCTTGGCTTGCGGCGCTTATTCCGTCATCAGGTACCGCACTGCATAGCTGTCTATGCTCTCAAGTATATCCTCGTGGTTGTGATTCGTCTCGGTCTGCAGCAGGGCCATGCCGTCAAACTCGCACCCCTCCATGCCCTCAAGAGCCCTCAGTATCTTTCGCCCAAGATCAAAGGCCGTGCCGTATTCCCCCTCTGCCCAGTCCGTCACAAGGTGAATGCGCACCACACCGCGGCCTCTCCGGCCATTGCCTTGCAACGGCTGCCACTCTATCGTTCCTATCTCCACAAACACTGCCGGCCGCGCCCATGCGTCCTCTTGCTCCAGAAATTCCACATTATGGTTCCACATGTCCACGTGCTTCACCTCCGGCACATCACTCGTCATTTTTGCCTTGATGGCATTGAATAGTTCTTTTCTCATTTCAGTTTATATTCGTGTTCAAAATAATCTGTCAGGTTCTCCTCGATGATTTCACGCACGGCCCGCTCCACTTCTGGCGACGCACCCAGAAACTGACGCTTCGCTATCTTGATGCTCCCTCCCTCTTTCATCAGGGCGAGACACTTCCAAAAGGCGGCCTCTGTACTGAGCTGCACCGTTCGTTTGTCCTTCCGCAGCTCGCCGTTCTTCTTTCGGCCAAAAGATCCGGTAGCTTCGTAGTACTTGTGCCAGAAGTAGGCCTTCATCCTTCGTGTAACCTTTATCTCTCCGCCTTCGTTGTGGATGGAGGCGTAGGGCAGGTCGCTTGAGAACACAATGCTCTCATTTGTGCTTGTGCTCTTGATGCTGCGCCGCAGCTTGCCCGTGTCTACAAGAATGGCACCGCCCGCACGTGTCGGGCTTTTGCGCCGCTGCCACTTCTCCGAGAAAAAGCCCTGACGCTCAAAGTTCTTGTCAAACTCATCGGTCAGCTCCACCTTGATGTCCTTCAGGATGTTCCTGAACACACGCTGCATCTCTGTTTCAATATCGCTTGCCATGATTGTCTCTTTGATTTGACCGCTAAGTGTGGCCCTCTTGACCGTCCATGCCCGCAAAGTCATCACCGTTAAACAGCAACAGCTCTCGGGTGTCTCCGGCTATGATGTTCTTCTCCTCGGCGCTCGCGTTCAGTATGTTGTAAAACGTGCGCTCAGTGATGCCATAAACCGGATATATGTACCGACGCCATATCTCGCGGTTCGCCAATCCGCGCTTGGCCTCTCGGTCATATATCCTGTTTATCTCCTCCACACGTTTCTGATAACTTACTCCGCGACGCTTGTTCATTCTCTATTGCCTTTCCTTATGCCTGTATGGCCTGATGTCAAACTCCATTACCGCGCTCACAGTCACCCTGCCCGTGCCCTCGCACTGCGGGCAGCTCTCCTCGATGATCACGCCGTCCTCACTCTCGTGGCGCCAAAGCCCCGTGCCGCGGCATTTGCGGCACAGGGCTATCTTCGGCGACTTGTTCACAGTCATCTTCATGCACCCTCTTCTCTCTTGGGTTCAACATAGAAGGTCTCGTCCTGCGCAACCTCGATACCGCAGCGTGCCATCTCCTCGCGCATTGGCACTTCCTTCCCGTCCACCGTCACCACAAGCTCGCGGTCGGCAAGCAGCTTGTCCTTGGCAACCTCCTCGCTCGTGCGGATGTAGCCCCTCAGGTACTCCTTCACCAGCACAAGCGCCTTGGCCCACGTGAAGCCCTTCAGAGTCTTCAGCTTCGGTGTCCCGGTCCTGAAGCCTATCACGCCGTGAGCCATGTCCAGGCTCTTCTTCTTGGAGAACAATGCATCCTTGTTCTCGGTGGCAAATGACTTCAACGTGTCGAAGGCAATCTCCTTGGCCGTGCCCAGTGCTGCAAGCTGCGGAGCGTACTTCTCTCTTATCTTCGTGCATTGCAGCTCTATCTCTGCCGTAATCTTCGCAATCTCGCTGTCACACTTGGAGAACCTTGCAAATGCATCATCGGCAGCTTCTCTTGTCACGCCGGTGATAATCACTTTCTTTACTCTCTTTGTCATTGTTGTCTCTTTTTAATGGGTTATTATATTATGATTGACACAAATTGTCCATGTTCACTATTAAATATGTTGTGGCATTTGTCTCCTGCTGGGCGTAGTTCTCGTGGCCGGCGGCGCTTTTCTTCAGGCCGCCATGACGCTTTATCATCCGCAGCTTCACCTGCAATGCATCAAGCTCCTCGGTGCCAAGCTGGGCAAAACGCTTTCCACTCACCCGCGGGTTCCTGCAGAAATCGTCAACTATAGGCCAGTCGGATGTGTTCACGCCAAGCTGCTGCATCAGGTGCAGGCACATGCTGCGTTTTTTCTTCAGAGCCTTCTTCCTGGCTTCCATGCGCTCGTCGTGACCGGCCTCACGCTCCATCTCGTCGCACATCACGCGGTATTCCTCGCCGGTGGTCTCGTGTAGATGCACCGTCCGCCCGTTGGTGTACTGCTCAACAAGGGCCTCTTTGTCCGCTCCAGGCATGCGTCTCAGCAACGTGTAGAACCGTGCGTAGTTCCGCTCTCCCATAGCTTCTCCTCCTTCCATTTCTTGTAGATTTCCCGCGCGCCGTTAACGGCAACAGCAAAATCACCGCAGATAGCGTCCTTGTCAAACAGAGGCACCCCGTGAACACTCACGTACAGCTCTCCGTTGAATTCCATCACTTGAACCACCTTCCGTGCCTCTGCGTCAAGCCTTGACCGGCGGGCTTCCTCCAGCCTGGCTGCGCGATTCTCGTGCCATGCCTGGAGCTTCTTTTTAATTGTCTCAATAAAAGTTTTCATCTTCTTGTGTTTAATGGGTTCGTATTTTATTCTCAGCATCTGTCACTACAGCCTTTCCGCCGCAGCGCAGCCCTTAGTCCGTAAGTCGGCAGTTTCTCATCCATCTCCTCCTTCCAGCTCTTCTGTCAAGTACCCAGCTTCAATGCATCACACCCCAAGTCATCCAGCCGCCGCGCAGCCTCGCTCAGCATCACCCATTGGTCGCCGTAGCCGTACTCGGCCACTTGTTTCTTGGCCTCAGCCACTATTTTCTCAATCACTTCGTCCATTTCTGTTGTGGTTTAGTTAATAATTCTTTCTCAGGCACCCTCATTGTGGCCGCCCTATATCTGATTGCTGGTCTTCAGTATCCCTTCCTCCCACACGGTGTAGTAGCTCCCTGCCTCGCCGATGCTCCTGCCTTGGCAGTAGGCCTTGTAGCCCACAACACGCACCTTCATGTCGCAGATGTATTTCAGCCTCACCGCTCCGCCGCCCAGGGGCTGGCTCTTCTTCTCCTGGCTGATCCAGATGAAGCAGCGCTTCGGAAAGGTCTCCATCAGCTTCACCGCCTCGGAATAGTCCCAGGGAGCCACTTGAAACGAGTCGACGATGATATACTTCGCGCTCTTGGGCTTCCGCAGTCTTGCCGCCAGCTCGTCACACGTGTCACCCGTCGCAACCCGGAAACGCCCCTGCACCTCGTCCATGTGCAGGTACTGCAGCCGCCGTTGGAAGCTTTGGTTAACTCCCTCCTCGTAGCTCATGTATAGCACCCTGCCGTAGTTGCACAACTCCTTGGCCAGCTGCATCACAAACGAGCTCTTGCCGCTCGCGCTCGCTCCGCTGATAAACCACCGGGCGTTGTCGGCAGGATAGCCGAAAGGCAAGCTCCATTTTTCACTCCAAGGCAGTGTCACCCACTTCTTTGCCTCGATGTCTCGCACGCTGTATGCTCGCTTGCTCATCCCCGTTTGCCCTTTTCCTTCTCGTTAAACTTCTTCAGCTCTCTCACTAGCACATTGGCTAGGCAGATGCTGGTCAGGGCGGCCGACGAGGGCATGCACCCATCTGGCGTGTTGGTCAACACCATCGAGTATATCGACCTTGCCACCTCGTATCTGCGCTGCTCCCAGTCTATCTCACACATTTCGCGGTGTATGCCCGCACTGGCATCCGTTGCCTGCATCTCTATCTTTTTCATCACTCTGCTGTCATTTTAAGCTTTTCAATTTCCGTGTACACTCTCCGCAAGCCGCCCTTGCTCCGTCTCACAATGCCAGAAATGTCGGCACCTTCGGGGGCATTGACTTTCGCCACTATGCGTGCCTGGACGCTCAAAAATTGCTCGCGCTCCTTTGCATCGTCGGGGGTTACCTTCGAGTAGTGGTTGCCGTAGCGGGAGAAGATTTCGGTGTAGCCCACCATCTTCAGGTCGATGCTCCGCCGTATGCGTTCCTTCAGCCCGTCCGCTCCCATCATATACCAGGCACAGCTGCGCTCCGTGGCGTTCCACATCGCCTTCAGCTCAAGCATTGCCTCGTTCTTCAGGTCGCCAGCCTCGTCAAGTATCACCAACGGGTGGTCGATACTGCGCAGGTAGTAGCACAGGTCCTCATACACGTTGTGGTACCAGCCGCCGCTCGACACACCGAACTCGCTCGCTATCCTCCTCACCAGCTGGGTCTTTGTCTTTACCTGTGAGCAGTCGATATACACGGCGTTCTTATGGCTCCTCACGTAGTACTTCGCCGTGAACGTCTTGCCGATATTCGGGATGTCTACCAGTATCGCGCTCAGGCTCGATTGCTGGCTCAGCTCCAGCTGTGCCGTGATGAAGTCAAAGGTCGGGGTCTTCGCAGCCTTCCACTCCATGCCAGCCCTCAGGCTCACGTTTAGCTTTCTTGCAATGCTTATCCAGTTGCCGTCGCTCAATGCTTTTTCGGTCTGGCCGTTCTTCAATGCCGAGTACACGCTTGTGCTTATGCCAAGGCTGGCGGCGTGCTTCGCATCGCTCGGATAGTTGGCGCGGTTGCTCTTCACCGCCGCCAAGATCTTCTTTTTTTGCGCTTCTGTAATCATAATTCAAACGCTGTTTTAATGTTGTTCTAATACTGTTGTTTTAGTAGTCGTTGAGTGCTTTTTGGCCCCAGTCGTCACACACAAGGCTGTAGCCATTTTCTGGAGAGTCGTCATGCACGTCGGGCAGCGCCACAGCATCGTCGTTGCCAGTGGCATTGTGTGCTCCGTCACTGCGCAGCGGCTTGTCGGCTATCCTCACCGTGCCAATCTCGTTGTCCTTCACCCATTTGCTGAACATAGCTATCTTCTTCTGCTGAGCAAGCTTCACGGCATCGTCCTCGGCGGTCTGCTCGCAGTCAGCACTGTTGAAAGTGCCCACGTCCTGCAGTCGGTCGATGTACCTTCCGTTCTGCCATATGTACACGTCGCTCATGCTGCCATCCTCATGGGGCAAGTAGTAGGCGTCTACCTTCCAGTTGTTAGGCTCCAGTTGCTCTATCACTTTCACGTCGCTCAGCCACCAGTCCTTGTACTGCACCCTGCAGTACGAGTTCCTTCTTATCGTGGTCTCTACATGCTCGCCGATATACCTCGCCAGCACGCTCTTCTCCAAAGGCTCAAGCGTCGGGTTGATGTTCGCCACAAGCACGTCCCAACGGGTCATGCCAGGGTACTTCTTCTGGTTCGGATGCAGGCTGTGGTTGAACTCCCACACGTCTCTCCGGTCGTCGGCAATCAGCTCATCCCACGTGTAGTACTGTTTGTCTACGTAGGTGTCGTTTTTCTCGTCAAAGATCTTCCTGGCTTCAGTCCTGTAGTGGCGGTCCTTGGCATAGAATCGGCCGATGCCCAAGTGGTTCTTGTGCTCGATGCTCCGTTTCTTCGCGCCGTTCATCTGCTCGGCATATTTCTCCTGTGAGTTCTGCGGGGCGCAGAACCTCACAAATGGGAACATAACACCGGCTTTCAGGAAGCTGTCCTTCCACTGGCTCATCAGGTGGTTCTCTACCTCTACCTGCGCCGGGCAGCCCCAGCCGTTCCGGTCAAGAAGCCGAAACATGTCCCGGAAGCAGTCCACTACCAAGTCCACGTTCTTGTTCCGATTGTAGGCCATCCCCACCACACACTGGCTCGCCACATCGTAGGCGTAGTAGGCCTTCGGCCTCGCCTTCGTGTCCTTCAGCTTCCTCGGCAGGTCGCGGTCGTCAAAGCTCACCTTGCTCAGCGAGAATTCGGGGGCGTGGCGGTGCACATGGGGCATCTGCTCGTGCATGAACGTTGTGAAGCTCATCAGCCGGTGCTCTATCAGCGCCCGGTTCTTGGGCCTGTTCAGGTAGTTGCAGATGGTGGCCTCGCTCAGCTCCTTGGGCTCTCCATTACGGTCAGTGAACTCGTCAGGATTGAACACCTCGCCCGTATCGGGGTCGTAAACGTCAAGCTCGCCCGTCACAAACATGTTGTACATCTCCTGCACGCTTGTGTTGTACGGCTTGTTAGGCTGCACGGCAATAGCCAGTATCAGGCGCTCGGTCTTGTAGTCCACCTTACGCGCGCTTTGATTGCCAAACTTCCCGCTGATCAGGCATCCGTAGCCTTCCTTTTTGTATTGAGCCACTTTCTTGCGAAACCGCAGCGTGCTCTTCGGCAACGTGTGGTGAAGCTCGGCCCTGAGGGCCTCAATGGCCTCTGCCATCATGCTCCAGTCATATTTCTCACCCATCAGCTTCCGGTAGTCCTTCGCACGGTCATACAGCTTGATGCACGTGTTCAGCACGCTCGCGTTGATGATGTACTCCCTCGCCTTGTCCTCGGGCAGGTCAACGCCCGTCTTGCTACGGTCATGGAAGAACACCACCGCGCCCTGGTCCAGTTCGTAGTTGCTGTTTACCCAGCCCGCTACAAGCACCGCTCCGCCGCCGGGATACTTCCTGCGTACGTCGTCCTTATAGCTCCCTGGCAGACTGTCAACGGCAATCAGCGCACAGCTTCCCTTGCCACCTCCCTTACGGACAACGTCCACCTTGCCGCGGTTCACCCAGTTGTTGTAGTTGCAGGCACTCACAATGCCTCCATCCACAAGCTCCCGGTAGCTCACGCATAGTTTGTTGCCGTAGTATTCCATTTTTGCCTCCTATCTCAGTGCCGACGCCCAGTCTTGTATCTGTGGTATCTCGCGCACAAGCACGTTCTCATAACGCCGCACGCTCTCGCCCTTGTGAAGCACCTCGCAGCTGCTGTCGCGCATGTTGAACTCCAGCAGCACGCCGTTGCTCAATCGCTGGCGCATGTAGCCGTCGGCGTCAAACAGGGTCTCGGCCTCGGGCGCCTCCACCATAACAATGCCGCCACGCTCCATCGCCAATTTCCTGACCTTCCGTGCCAGCTCCGAGTTGCTCTCATAATGCACCGCGCTGAATACCATTCGCGGCGTGATCCCAAAGGCCTTCGCGATAAACTCGCGGTCTTCCTTCTTCAGGTGAATGTACTTCTTCATATTATTCACTTATTAACATTTAACCTTAATTCTTCTTTACTTTCGCCCCTTTTTCGTATATTTGAGCGCGCATTCCATTTGGAATACAATGCAAAGATAATAGGAAATTTCCTAAGAACAAAAATATTTGGAGGATTTTTTCTAATTATACGGATAAAAAAGTTCTTAGAATATGATTTTAGAAAGAATAAAAGACTTTATAGACACAAAAGGCATATCCGTAAGTGCATTTGAAAGAAGCATTGGTATGTCGAATGCTTCCTTTGGCAAGTCACTAAAAAATGGTGGAGCCATAGGAACTGACAAATTAGAAAATATCCTAAATACTTATCCCGAAATAAACCCAAATTGGCTTATTACAGGCAATGGATCAATGTTGAAGTCTGATGAACAACCGTTGCCCGAACTCAAAAAAATGAATTCAAGGCACAAGGGCCTTCCGCTTATCCCCATGGAAGCTATTGCAGGCTTCCCGGCCATTGACAACGACGGAGTGAGCTTCGACGACTGCCAGCACTATTTCATCCCTGAGTTCGAAGCCAAGGGGGCCAACTTTCTCATTCGCGTCTCTGGCGACTCCATGATGCCGCTCTACTGCAATGGCGACATCATTGCATGCCGGAAGATAGCCGAAATCCATTTCTTTCAGTGGGGTGGGGTCTATGTTCTCGACACCAGCCAGGGTGTCCTCGTCAAGTACATCGAGGAGTGTGGAAAAAACGACGACTGCATCCTCTGTGTCTCCGAGAACAGCCGTTACAAGCCGTTCCCCCTCCCCAAGAGCGACATCCGCTCCCTGAGCACAATCGTCGGTCTCCTTCGTTTAGTCTAATTTTAACCAACGCAATATGAAAAAATTATTACTATCTATTATTTGTATCACAGTTTCTATATGCTCTTTCGGTCAATGCGAACAAGATATTAAGGCTTTGACAAAAGCCTATATGAATGCTGGAGATTCTGTCGGGATTTATGCCGTTATCGATGGCTGCAACCAGCCTATGGAAGCGATAAATTATGTTGGCGTGAAAACTAATGCTTTGGGATCGGCCTTGAGCTATGGCATAGCCAAAACAAAGGTAAAAGTAGAATTTGCAGGAAAAACCTCTCCCTATGTTTTTACAGGAAAGGCGCATTTTAAGATGTACTTCGGCATGGTGCCAGCAAGCAAAGCGCAACGTCTTTATATGTTTTCAAGCAATTACACCGTTCGGGATTTTTCTGTCTCGAAATTCGTGGTCAAAAAGAACAAACGCCAATTGGTGCAAGGTTCTTATAGTCTCTGGGGAGGCAGCAATTCAGGATTGGAAACAGCTGACGACGTGGTCGTTTCCTCTACTAAACTGAAGGAGGGCGTTTATGATGTAACGGTAAACGCCAAACCTGGTGAATATTGCATTGTTTTTAGCGTCAATGGGGTAGGTGCCTATACTTCAGTTTTCGACTTTACTATAAAGTAACACTGCCCCTTCCTGATTTAGGTTGACTTTGGTTGATAAATTATTACTTGTATAAGTTGACTTTACATTGTTAATACTGCCTAGGGTTGACTGACCAGTTCTTGTCACTGTCATGGGTCTCCTTCAGACCTCCGGTATTCAGTCAACCCATGACGCCCGGGCAAAGGTAAAGGATTTTCAGAGAAAAATGTCATTTCCCGGGAGTTCCCTCCCTCCTTAGCTCCGAAAAGATGCCGTAATCCACCTATTTACCAGGCTTTGCGCTATATTTAATAATGTACATTTCAAAAAAGACGGTGTCGTTGAGGGGGGTGCTATTGCCCAAAATCTTGGGGCAAACCGAAAAAATGCGTACTTTTACCCCATGTCCATCCAACCTCTCATTTCCACCATTTGAATATCCAAACTTTACCATTTGAATATCCAAACTGAATAACCTAGTGAATGCCCAAGTCTGAAATTACGACAAAATAACACCTTTCCCGCCTCATCCAACATCCAGCTGAAAAGTTGGCACTCAGCCTCATCCAACGCCTCCTTTCACCCCATCTTCAACGCTTTTTCCACGCATTCCCATAGCCATGTTCTCTGTCTTCTTCCTCCTTTTATCTTTACCCTTTCCAACCAGTCGCCAAACGCTCCAGAATAGCCACAAACGCCAGTATTTACGCCTTTTACTGCCTCCTTGCCCAACTTGTACAGGCACAAAAAAAAGACGGCCACACAGCCGCCTATACCATCGACTCCAAACCTGGTCGCTTCCACCATCCCTCCATGGTAAACCAACCGCAAACATCATGTAAACCAATAGCCCACCATTCGAGTCTCATCCTGCCCTCCATGTAAACCAAAATTAAACCCATGTAAACGTTTCGTTTTTTCCGCCTTATCTTCACTTGTCAATATAACTATTTTTATATCAAAGCTTTAACCCACATTTCTCCTCACCCCAAATTTACACGTTTCGTTCTGTGCCTTATACTTACAATTCTCTCA